TTGCGCCAGTGCAGGAGGGTTAAGGACAAGTCTTACTCAAGCTAAGAAAATGAAAGCGGCGGGGTATAAAGCAGGGTATCCAGATATGACATTTCATGAGCCTAGAGGAATCTACCACGGTTTATTCATAGAAATGAAAAAACTGAAAGGTGGAGTAGTCAGCAAAGAACAAAAGGCTTGGATTAAGAAGCTCAAAGAAAGAGGGTACAAAGCAGAAGTAGCAAGAGGTTGTATGGAAGCGATAAGAATTTTGAAAGAGTATTTGAATGCCTAAATTGCCAATTGGAAGAAAACGACCATGGGTACCTGAGCGGAAAGCTCAAGGCAGAAGGACAGAGGAAACGAAATTCTATCAATCCTCAGCATGGAGAAGATTACGCAATGCATTTATTAAAGACAATCCTTTGTGTGTGGAATGCCATGCAAAAGGAATAGTTTCTCCAGCTAATGTTGTAGATCACATTGTTCCTATAAGAAAAGGGGGAGCTGAATTAAATATTAAAAATTTACAATCTTTGTGTTCCCCATGTCACAATAGAAAATCAGGACGTGAAGCGCACCAATGAACTAGGGAGGGGTACCTCAGATTGTTTAGAGCTTTGTCTCTGTAACCGCATCTGGAGTCTTTTATATGCGCGTGCAGAATGAAAAAGAAAAAGTTAAAATTAGGAAAGTACAAAATATAGAATAATATGCCTGGAAAACCCAAACCAACGCAAATGAAGGTGATTTCCGGCACTCTACAAAAATGCCGGACCAATAAGAAAGAACCCAAATTACCTACCGACTACAACCCTAGCCCACCGGAATGGCTGGATAAAAAAGGAAAGCTGGCCTTTCGGCAATTAGCCAAAGAGTTAGGCAATATGCAGGTTCTAACCACTGCCGATAGAAAAGCATTAGAATTGCTTTGTGATGCTTACAGCGAGTACAGGGAAGCAAGAAAGGCTGTAAAAGAACTTGGCTCCACCTACGAAAGCATTAACCAATCAGGGGGTGTAATGTATAGGGCAAGACCTGAGGTTGCTATTGCTTCTGATGCCTGGAAGCGGGTTCGATCAATGATGAGTGAGTTTGGCCTAACCCCTTCCTCCCGAAGCAAGGTAGCAGCAACAGGAGAAAAAGAGAAAGATCCCTTAGAGGCATTTTTGAACCAAGGAAGAGCGTAAATTTTTATTTTTATTATATTTGTATATACGAGTATGCGTATAATACATGACAGATAAACGAACGGCAAAACAATACATAGAGGATGTAATTTCAGGAAAAGAATTAGTGGGGCACCATGTACGTTGTGCGGTTGAAAGACACCTGACCGATCTTGAACAAGGTCAAAAAAGAGGTATATACTTTGATGAGGAGGCAGCCCAAAGGCCCATTGATTTTTTTCGCTTCCTCACCCACTCCAAGGGTGCTTTTGCTGGTAAACCCTTTGAACTGGCCCCTTTCCAAAAATTTTGTCTTTGGGTACTTTTTGGTTGGAAGAACGAAGATGGAACCAGGCGTTTCAAATATGCCTATAAGGAAATAGCCAGGAAAAACGGAAAAACAACCTTTGCCGCTGGTTTGGGCCTTTATATGTTGGTGGCAGATGGAGAGCAGGGAGCTGAAATTTACACGGCTGCAACCAAAAGAGATCAGGCAAAAATCTGTTTCAACGAGGCCAAAAGCATGGTCCAAAAAAGCAAGGGCCTTAAAAAATACATTACCGTTTATCAGCACAACATTCATATTCAGGCTAGCTCTTCCAAAATGGAGCCATTAAGCTCAGAGCACGATACCCTTGACGGACTTAATCCCCATTGTTCCATTGTAGATGAATACCACGCACACAAGACCGCCGAACTATACAATGTAATGAAATCGGCCATGGGAGCTCGTGAACAGCCTCTTCAATTCACCATTACCACCGCAGGATTTAACAAAGAGAGTCCATGTTACAAGCTTAGGAAAACCTGTATTGATATTCTGGAAGGTCGCAAACAGGATGATACATTGTTTGCCCTAATCTACACCTTAGATGAGGGTGACGACTGGACCGATCCAAAGAATTGGAATAAAGCTAATCCTAACCTTGGTGTTGCCCTTAAGGAAAAATACCTTAAGGACGAATGCAACCAAGCACAAAACAACTCTTCCGAAATCGTCAACTTCCTTACCAAAAACCTCAACATTTGGACCGATGCCTCTGAGGTTTGGATTAAGGATGATGATTGGATGAAAGGAAACATAGCAGTAGATCCAGAAGCACTCAAAGGGCGTGAATGTTTCGGCGGGCTTGACTTAGCCGTCACACGTGATATTACGGCTCTTATTCTCCTATTTCCTAACGAAGAAGAGGAAACTTTTGATATTCTTCCTTTCTTTTGGGTGCCCGCAGACAATGCCAGAGAGAGAGCCGAAAGGGACCAAGTAGATTATCCTACCTGGATAAGAGAAGGCTTTATTTTTGATACCCCCGGCAATGTCACTGATTACGGATTCATCAAACAAACTATATTAGATTTAGCTGAAAAATATCAAATCCGTTCAATTGCTTATGACCGATACAACGCTACACAATTAGTCTTAGAACTTACAGACGAAGGATTAGAAATGGCACCATTTGGTCAAGGTTTTGTGTCCATGTCTGCCCCTACCAAGGAACTTGAAAAACTAGCCATGCAAGGAAAACTCCAACATTCCGGTAACCCCGTGTTGCGTTGGATGTGCTCAAATGTAGAATTGAGAAGAGATCCAGCGGGGAATATAAAAATAGACAAAGCCAAATCCACGGAAAAAGTAGATGGTATGGTAGCGCTTGCCATGGCAATTGGGGAATATTTGACCTTATTCAGCGAAGAAACAGGCAGTATATACGATGACCCAAATGCATGGCAAAATATTTAACATTTTGTTGGTTATATATTTTAACTTTACTATATTTGTATATACGGTTAAGCGAGTTATATATTAGTGGGGAAATTATCACTTTTAAATTTTGAGTGGGGAGGTAAGGAGAAGCGTTCCGCCGGTAGTTCAACATTGAGCAATCCGGCGCAATGGCTTCTTAATCTTTTTGGAGCCCAATCCAAAGCTGGGGTATCTGTTACTCCCGAAAATTCCCTTACTTTTTCCGCTGTCTATGATGCAGGCCGTAACATTGCCGAAACCATTGGTTCTTTACCTCGCAATGTTTTCAAGAGACTAGACAGGGGCAAAGAAATTGCCAGAAACCACCATTTGCAATACATTATTCATACCCGTCCAAACCCTTATGTAAGCTCCTTAGAATTCAATGAGACTATAGTGGTTAGAGCTTTATACTGGGGTGCTGGGTATGCACGAATTTATAGGGATAGCAACCACAATCCACAGAAACTTATTTTACTTCATACAAATGAAGTAGAAGAAATTGAAAACAAAGGAAAACAATACTATAGACACAAAGGTGAAGTTATTGAATCGGAAAACATGCTTCACATCAATAACTTTTTCTCCTCTTTTGGCAACCGTAAGGGGATCATTCATTTTGCTAGAGAATCGTTAGGAATGGGATTAGCCTTACAAGATTATGGCTCTTCTTTTTTTGGAAATGGGGCCAATATCGGTGGAGTAATTGAAGTACCTCAAAAACTCAATACAGATTCAAGAGACAGAATTGAAAAAGTATTCAATAGAAAATTTCAGGGTAATGATGGAGCCCACAAAGTAGCATTTATTGATAATGGAATGAAGTTCCATAAAGTAGGCCTCTCTCCTACCGATGCACAGGCATTGGAAACCCGTCATTTTTCCATAGAGGAAGTTTGCAGGTGGTTCAACGTATCTCCCCACAGGCTAAAGCATTTAACACGATCTACCTATAATAACATAGAACATCAGGATATTGAATTTGTCAAATATACCCTTCGCCCATGGGCAAAACGTTTAGATCAGGAATACACCTATAAGCTTTTCAGTCAAAGAGAAAAGCCAAACCATTTTATTAAGACCAATCTAGACGGCTTGTTAAGAGGGGACATGAAAAGTCGAGCGGAGTTTTACCGCACTCTTTTTAACCTGGGAGCCATTAGCAGTAACGAAATACGAGAGCTTGAAAATATGAACCCTCAACCGGACGGGGACAAATACTATGTTCAGCTTAACATGAGCAACACTGAGCATATTGACAAAATCCAACTGAAAGAACTAGGAGGCAATGAGCAAGGAGAAGAAAGTTAATAGTGAAAAGGAAACCCGTTGTTTCCATAGCAGCATAGAGATAAGAGCCAAAGGAGAGGGAGAAGAAAGCCGAACCATAGAAGGATATGCCTTCAAATTTGATAAGTTAAGCAGAAACTTTGGATGGTTCCATGAAAAAATAGCCCGTTCCGCAATGAATAGTATCGACCTTTCCAAAGAAGATGTTGTGGCCCTATTCAATCATAAGGCGGATTTTGTATTAGCTAGGACAATTTCCAATACACTCACCTTAGAAGTCGACGACACAGGCCTCAAATACCGTTTTGAAGCCCCTAACACCACAATCGGTAATGACCTTTTGGAGATGGTTAAAAGGCAAGACATTCAACATTCTTCTTTTGCTTTTACTGTTTCAGAGGATAGTTGGGAAGAAGACGAGCAGCTAGGAGATATTCGGACTATTACCAAGTTCAAGCGTCTCTATGATGTCTCCCCCGTTACTCACCCAGCCTATTTGGATACGGAAGTTACAGCGGCAAAAAGATCATTCGAGCAGTTCAAAAACGAAAATAAGCCTAAGCCCCTGCATGGTGCAATAGAGGCACAATTAATAATTAACCAACGTAAATTCAACTAAGATGGCACGCAAAACATCTGGACAACTTAAAGAAGAAAGAGCAGAGAAGCTCCAGGCCATGCAGGATATGGCAAATAAAATCAAAGAGGAAAACAGAAACTTCACAGAGGAGGAGCAAACTAAATGGGATGCCCTTCAGGAAGAAGTGGACGAATTTGACACACAAATCCGACAGCAGGAGCAAATCGAAGCAATCGAAAGAAGAGCTGCCGGAGAAGCCTACCGAGAACAAACTTCTGAAAAAGAAAAAAGAGAAATCAAAAAATTCTCTTTCATGAAGGCTATTAGGGGTCAAATGAATGGGAATCTTGATGGTCTGGAAGCTGAAATGCATCAGGAAGCTGAAAGGGAGGCTCGAACAAGCGGAATGAATATACAAGGGGTCGGAGTGCCGTATATGGTGCTAAATAACGAGGCAGAAGAGAGCCGGGCCCTGAATGCGACCGGGGAAAGTGAAGATGGAAAGGTGACAATCGAAACTTCCTTGGGCAGCTATATTGAAGCCCTGAGAGCTCGCTTAATTACCCAGTCAATGGGAGCCAGAGTATTAACAGGCTTATCTGGAAATTTCGACCTACCAAAATCCACCGCTGTTTCAAAATCAGAATGGGCAGGAGAGAATACAGATGTAGTTGAGTCAAATCCAAAATTTGGCAGCATCTCTATGACTCCAAAACGATTGGGGACCTTCGTCACCCTTTCCAAACAGCTAATTACCCAATCCTCATTGGACGTGGAACGTATGGTAAGAGAAGATTTAGCCATGGCACAGGCTATTGCTTTGGATAAAGCTGCCATCACCGGAACAGGGTCAAACAACCAGCCAAAAGGGATTTTGAGTACCTCCGGAATTAAGGAAGTAGCAGGAGGAACCAACGGAGCGGCCCCTACTTGGAGCCACATTGTAGGTTTGGAAACAGCCATTGCAACAGAAAATGCCGACATGGGAAATCTAGGTTACCTGACTAACCCTCAGGTTAGAGGCAAATTGAAAACTACCGAAAGAGTAGCCAATTCAGGCCAGTTTATTTGGGGGGATAATAGCTCTCCCATCAACGGATACAGAGCCAGGGTAACCACACAAGTACCATCCGATCTTACTAAAGGAACAGGAACTGCCCTTTCAGCTCTTCTTTTTGGAAACTGGAATGACTTGGTAATCGCCCAATGGGGAGGACTGGATTTGGTGGTAGACCCTTACACCCTGGCTAAAAAAGGACAGATTCAAATTGTAATTGCATCCTTCCACGATATTGCCGTACGCCATGCTCAAAGCTTTGCAGTATTGAAAGATGCCAAAACCGCTTAGTGAAGCTGGAATGTGAGTGAGAGACCGGTCACTAGGCCGGCTTTCTTTCTATTAAAACGAGATAAGTTAGGTAAATGCCCACCATCCTAAAAACAGAAGCAACAACGGAGGTAGTAACCTTAGAGGAGGCAAAGGTACAATTGCGTTTGGGCACAGAGCCACACGAGGAGGATGACTTGATAAAGGGCTTTATCAAAACTGCCCAGGAAAGAGTACAAGAAAATACTAACCGCAGTTTGGCTCCTGCAACTTTTGTAAAGGTGATGGCTAGTTTTGAACAGCAGGAAATAGAACTCTCCTACCCTCCTGCTATTTCTGTGGTTTCTATTACTTATAAGGATGAAGAAGGCCAAGAGAAAATATTAGACCCAGAAGAATACGAATTAAATGAACTCTATTCTCCCGCTATACTTACACCGGTAGAGGATTGGCCAGTGACTAATAACAGTCCGCAGGCTGTGAAAATAGAATATGAGGCGGGTTATAAGGAGGAAAAATGTCCACAGCCATTAAAAGATGCTATGCTCTTAATTATTTCTCATTTGTACGAGAAAAGAGATGAGGCCGGCTACTTTCCAAGAGCAGCTGAGATATTAATGAACTTGTATGATTTGAGGGGGATATGATAGGCCTGCTAGACCGTAAAATAATAATCCAGGAGCGATTTCTTACCAAAGACAATTTTGGAGAAGCAATAGAAAGCTGGGAAGACAAGGCAACGGTTTGGGCTGAAAAAGAATATATAAATGGCAATGAAAAAGCAGGAGAACACCAAACTGTCTACCACGAACAGGTACAGTTCAAAATCAGATATTATTCTGGACTAACTACAAAGCACCGTTTAAAAGAAGGAGAACAACTTTTGGATATTTTAAACATCAAAGAAGAGGGAAGAAAAAAGTATTTGCTTATCAAAGCGCAAGCTAGGGACAATGAGTAGGGAACTAGAGTTAGAAGGAGCTAAAGAACTCTCTAAGGCTTTTGATGCCCTAGAGCATAAAACCACCTATAGAATATTAAGAAGGGCCATTAGGTTTGCTGCTACTCCCACAAAAAAAGCAATGTATCAGAAAGCACATGTTTCCGATAGATTAGCAGATTCGGTAGCAGTGGTTAATTCCCAAAAAGACAAGGGAGCCATTTTTATAGGCCCAAGAAAAGGCAGTGGGTATTTTGGTTATTTAGGGCCATTTTTTGAACAGGGAGGAAAAGAAAGATTTACGAAGGATGGAAAAAGCACAGGGGTAATGCCTAGATATGTTTTTGCTGAACCTTCCATTGACAACACAATAGATCAAGATACTCAGAGATTCAGTCAACGGCTAGGAGTAGTATTGGATAGGGAATTGGAAAAATTGAGAAGATGATCTTAGAGTTAGTCTTTAGTTTATTACGACCACATATTCCTGAACTTTACTGTGGTCATATCCCGCAAGGAACAAAGCCTCCTTTTGCTGTGATAAGCCAACGAACGGTAAGAACAGAGACTACAGCAAAATTAGTATCCTTAGCCGATGAAATTAGTCTCAGTGTTTGGATTGCTGCAACAAAAGTTTCCGAGCTTCAAGAAATTACCAAGCTAGTAAGAGATGTGATTACAGATAGTAAAGATGAAGGTTTAATCGCTGAGTTTGACAACGATATCTACAATTATAATCCGGAATCAAAGGTACATGAAATCACACAATTTTATAAAGTCATTGTAAAACGATAAATAAAAAGAAAAATGGAAAATACTGTTTTAGGCTTTGAATTAGGCGTAAAAATCGGATCTGATTTAGTTGCAGGGGCAAAGTCTCACACCTTAACTATGACGGCTGAATTAATTGAAACAGTTGCAAAAGAAGATGGTTTAGCGCCTTCAAACAGAGTGGGAAAAAAGCCATGGTCAGTATCAGTAGACGGATTGGTAACCAGTGCAGCCAATAATGGTTATGCTCAACTTTTAACAGCTTATCATTCCGATGACCCCGTCACCTTACTTATGGAGGGAAAAGATGAAGTGCCTGACCAGACAGGAAAAGCCAGGGTTACTAGTCTAGAAATTAGTGCTTCTGGTGGTGCAGCGGTAGCTACATTCTCTGCCACCTTTGAAGGGACTTCTACACTTGAAATTGTAACGGCATAATATGGTTCAAACAGTTACCATAGACGGCAAGAAATATCCTTGCCGTACTTCTTATAAAGCCATAAAACGCTTTCAAAATCATACAGGCAGAGCCATAACAGATTTTGGTAAGCACGTAGAGGATGTCATAATTCTTCTCTATTACTCTATTCAGGTAGGTTGTAAACTAGAAGATAAAAAGATGTCCATCACTTTGCAGCAAATAGAAGATGCTTTTGATGCAGATAATGTGGATATGGCAGCCTTTACAAATTCCTTAAAAAAAAAGTAGATACTAAAGAAGAGGAAAAAGAGAAAGGACCACCGCTTACAATTGAAGATTTGGCTGCTATTGCAATAGGGAGATTAGGTTTATCAGTTGGGCATTTTTATGATTTAACTCCAAATGAATTTACTGAAGCATTAAAACAATACTCAAAAAATTTAGAACATCAATATCGGGAAAATTGGGAAAGAACCCGTACCCAAACAGTGGCATTGCTTAATATCCATATAGATAAAAACAAACAAATCAAGGACCCAACAAAATTATGGAAATTCCCCTGGGATAAAACTACAACCTCAAAGGAGGTTCCGATAATGACACAGGAAAAACTTAAAGCATTCGAGAAAAGATGGCAGGAAAAGGGATTATAAGAACATTATCCTTAAAGATTACGGCCAATGCCGCTAAGTTTAAAAAGGAACTTGCAGCTGCCAGAACCCCTTTAGAAAGGTTTAAAATTGGCCTGAAGGGTATTGGAGGGATGATAAAAAGTGCCTTTGCTGTTTCAGCTATTGTAGCTGCTGTTACAGCAGTTGGACAATTTGCAGTTTCCATAGCAAAAGCAACTAACAAGGTTAAGAAGTTAACCGGTCTTACTGGGAAAGAACTTTATAAAGTAACAGGGCAAATTAAAGCCATATCAAAAACTTACAAAAAGGAATTTGATGAGGTGTTGATTTCTGCCAATGCCTTTGCGAAACAAATGAATATCTCCCAGGCTGAAGCCTTAGAACATATCAGAAATGGATTTGCGCAAGGGGCTGATGCTTCCGGAGAATTCCTAAATATGTTGAAAGAATACCCTGTATTTTTTAAGGAAGCTGGTTTGTCCGCCACACAGGCCATAAATGCCATGAGCCACAGTGTGAAATCTGGAGTATTCTCTGATAAAGGGCCAGATGCGATAAAAGAGGCTACTTTGTCAATCAGAGAAATGACAAAGGCATCCAGCGAAGCACTTGCAGGGATTGGAATAGATGGAGATGAGTTAAAGAGAAAAATTGATAGTGGGGCCATGTCGATGGGTGAAGCTATACAGTTGATCTCCAAAAAAATGGGCGAGCTTCCAAAGACGAGTGCAAAGGTAGGAGCTGTAATTGCTGATGTATTTAAAGGTGCAGGGGAAGATGCTGGTTATGAATTTATTACTAGTCTTTCCGTTGGCTTATCCGAAACCAAGCGGCCAATTGATGCAGCCGCAAAAGCACAAGATGAATTAGTCAAATCCTCTGCAAGACTGGAAACGGCATGGTCTAATATGTTTGCCGGTTCTGCTATAGCATGGACTGAGTTTATTACTGGGGCTAAGAATGCTTTAGCTAAGCTAATAGAGATTAACACTTTGGTAGCCAGTTCGAATAAACTAGAAACATTTAAAGATGCTAGTAGCTCTATCCCTTCATTGATAAGTGAAATAGAAACACTAGAGGAAAAGCTAAAAAACCTAACTAAGGGTAGCGATGAATATAAACAGACGATAGAGGCTATTTTAGCCATTGCACCAAAGGCAGTAGAGTTAGATGATAATGGTTTGACTGTAAATCTTAAGAACCTGCAAAACTATAAAGCAGAACTAACCGAAGGTTTAACAGGATTAAAAGCTGACTCTCTAAAAGAACAGGAAAAAGGGTTAGCGGCAATCAATAACCAATTAAGAATAGTTAAAGCCCAGTTAAATGCAAGGAACAGTTCTGGTGAACTGGTTGAGCTTATAGATAATACTAAAAATAGGTCAGGGAGTTTAGATAGAGGCGGGAGAGCTGATGACAAATACGCCTCAAAACTAATAACAAAGTATAAAGAACTGCTAAGACTCAAGGAGCAATTTGAGAAAAACAAGGAATTGCTAGTAAACCCTCCCCCCCCTCCGCCACCAACTGAAGTTAAGAAAAGAGCTTATAACTCTGTTTCTAGCATTGAAGGCAAAGGCTTAGAAGAAAGTGGCCTAAAAAAAGTAGCTGAAAGTCTTCATAAATCTGCTGGAAGTATTGAAGAGGCAAAGAAAAGGGCAAACCTAGCCTTAGAAGAGTTAGGTTCAAGTATCTCCAATCAACTGACCAATTTTGCAGCCCTTGACCCAAAGCAAGCTTTTGAAAAATTATCCTCTATGAAAGAGGAAATAGATAATCTCCAGGGAACAATTGATAATGGTGGTTTAGAAGGACAATTCCTAACGGATGCTATCAATAAGGTAGATGAACTACGCGCCATGTATGAGCTTCTACATGAAAGTCGAAAAGCTCAAATGGAAGAAATGGCCGTCCTTAAAGAACAGGAAAATATTGAATTACAGAAAACACAAGAACTAGGCCTACAGGCCGCGGATGCTTTTACAGATGTAGCTGCCTCTTCCATTTTGGCGGGAAAGTCAATTACACAATCCTTTAAAGAAGCAGCTTTAGGAATGATCAAGCAAATAGGGCTTGTCATTGCCAAGGCATTAATTTTAGCGGCTATTATTACCGCTATTCCTGGGTTAGGCACAGCTTTAGAAGCTATGGGAACAATTAAAGAAGGGGTATCTAGCGGAGGGTTTGGAAATGTCTTTGGGGCACTTTTAGGGAAATCCCATGCTATGGGGACCTCTTTTACAGCAGGCGGCTTAACCTTAGTTGGAGAAACGGGACCAGAGTTATTAGATATTCCTAGGGGATCGACAATAAGTTCTCCCCTTCAAACTGCTCAACTGTTTGGACAGAAAACGCCTGTTATAAATAATATTAGTGTGTTAATTGATGATGACGCAATACATGCGGCAAATGCTAGAAGAGCAGATAATTTAAATTATATGTAATAACCTTTTTTGGAGTCCAAATTATTTGATTAACCGATTATACGGATAACAAATGAAATTTACAGGGAACTATAAATCATATACCGGTAGCACCTTAGACCTTACCATTCAATCCCCTACAGAGGATAAAACTAAAACCATTGAGTTTGATAGTGGAGGTATATTGGTGGAACGTGCTTATAAGGATAAATTTCATGCGCCAATCTGGGGAATGAGTGCCAACCTAAAATTATTGTCTCCATCTAATTTTTATTATGGTGATTTATTTGCCAATGCTCATCGTGAATACTCTGTTGATGTAAAGGAAGATAACGCCAAATTATTAGAGGGATGGTTAATATCTGAAAGATACAAAGAATCCTTCGCTAAGGATAGAAATTATCCGGCTACCTTTTCCGCTAATGACGGATTAGGCACATTAGACCGTGCCGTTAACACCTACTTTGCCAGTAATAAGCTACATGACATTATTTATACAATTTTGTTGCAGACAGGAAAGGACCTCCCGATTAATTACGGTGTAAATCTCTTCTGGCAGGGAGATGTAACGGGTTTGGGCCAATCTCCATTTCTAACAACCTACCAGAATACGGCCGTATTTGCTGACAAGAATTGTAAGGAAATACTAGAATCTATCCTTCACAATTTCGGTGCTAGGATTTTTCAATATGATGGGGAATGGTGGATATATAGAGTTGTCGAATATGCTGACGCTAACACCAAATTTGTACGGTTAATTACACAGCCAGATTTTTCATATAGTAAGTCCTATTACGAATTGAACCTCAATTATGTAATTGGAAAAGATAGGGACGTAAAATTTATTGGGGCAAATCAACAACTGGAAGTAGCAAGGCCGTTAGAGCTTCAAGAGATTGAATTTGACACACACCGAATTGAGGAACTAGCACCTGGGGGAAAGATAGAAGATATTGAGTTTATAGGCCTTGAACCGGTTATTAAAGAATGGTATGGTGGGGGAAATATTGTAAGAGATGAAAATAATGGAGATTACATTGAAGTACCAACCGCACTTATTCCACTGAACTACAAAACTATTGTAGGAAAAGAGGGAACAGGTCAAATGAAGTTTGAAATCTCTTTGGATGTCTATGGTATCTACTCTTTTTATGTTGAGGTCACAAATCTTTCTACAGGAATAAAATATTATCTAGGCACTAACCTTGGCGCAGATTTGGTAAGTGGAGTTTACGCAGTATACAACAATTATAACAGTATGTTGCTAGATACTTCAGCTTATGATGATGGACAAGGGGTCGTGGTTCAACTATCAGAATTAGATATTGGATATGACCACGACAGAATAAATGAATGGTACACTTTAAACCTGACTTTTGGGCCCTACTGGGCTGATTTTGCAGGTGGAGATTATGAAATCACTATTAGAATTGATAAGATTTTTGGTATACATAGTGATCCTGAAAACGCACGTGTTAAAAACCTTTCGATAAAGTGCGATCAAGATCTCCCAGAACCGGTAACAATTCACGGTGGTACAATAAATGACCACTATGTAAATAAGGGGAAAACAATTAAAATATTTACGGGTGATGTCGCAAGTCTAGCTAATTACGAAACAGGGTATTCTAAGAATAGTGAACTTACCCAGCCAACGGATAACTGGGTGTATCCAGGAAGGGCCGTAATGCCTATAATAGATCATCTGTTTTTGAATATTTTCAATAATTCAGTCAACAAGCAGATGATAGTTAAGGGCACGGTTAAAGGGAAAATTGATCCACGGGCCACTTATACCTTTGACAATTCAAGCGGACTATATGATCCCGTTGCCAATAAGAAATTCCTACTAACAGAAATTAAGCATACCACCAAACTTGGAACGTATAATGTGACTTTTGAAGAAATTAATAATAATGATGAGGGGGAGATAGTATATGTTTGAAGTTAAGAGGACAAAACGATACACTTCTAATTCACAAGGAAATAGTTCTTCTAGTAGCTCAAGTGGTCCAATTGGACTTACGGGATTTGGGACCGAAAACACTTTCCCCATTTTCAAAGGCTCACGGCAATTAGTTGATTCCGGCATGAAGCTCAACGAAGCTGGAGAGGTGGAGTTTGCGGGGGCTTTCAGGGGTACTAATTTCATTACGATTGGCTCTGATGATGGAACAGGGGACATTCCTGTAGGAGGGTCAGGAACTTGGGGTTTGATA